ACAATCCTTTAATTTATTGGCAGCAGAAATAAACTCTATATGATGAACTGTCAAATTGGCCATAATAAAATACTGTACGATCATTCCTTGTATAGTTTTCATTCTGGTAGCAATTGGACTGATTTGATTTTCTATAATGACATAATCAATTGTTCCTTCGGCTTCGAATAGTTTATTAAATTTTGTTTTAATATTTGCTCCAATATTGAATAAATCAACGTCGGCGGCCTTTTTGCCTACGATCGGCTGAAAATACTTTGCTTTTATGTGTTCATTAATCATCGCCACCAAGTCGACCTTTTTCGCTTTCGCGTCGTGTGTAATGTGGTATCCATCTGCGATTTCGTGTAGTTTTTGGATTTTTTGTTTATTTATAAATGCGGTAGATTGCTCGGTTTTTGGAATATGAAATGACTGCTTCTTAGAGTGTTTTAAACAGTAACATGCGTCCTCTTTTCGAAATTTTGCCGGTTTGTCACATTCGCAACAATTAACAATATCTTCTTGTTCGGATATATCGACACTATCCCATTTGGTTATCCTGAAGGGGTCGTCCGGTTGCGTCTTGGAGAAAAGACAAAGAGCAAGATTTTTTATACCAACGTCAATAGATAGGATTTTCATATAATAATAATTAAATACTTAATATTATATCGTTTACAGCACAAATTACATTTTCACACCAGGTACCATATTTTGATAACTAGCAGGGTTAATTGACGGGGATATAAGTCTAGCGTTTAGCTGTTCTCGAGTCAAATATGGATTTTTTAAATCACTGTTGCAGTAACCGAAACCGGGCTTGCTTGTGTCAAATGTACTTTTAAATTTATACGGCACATTATCAGACGGTGTTCGGTCAGATTTTACGTGAGGGTCTAAGCCTAAATCGTAGCACGCCTCCATGCTATTATAGTTCATAATCTGAAGGCCGTTGTGCTGTAAATATTGGCGATAACTCCAATTATTCTGAATGCCTTCCTGTCTCTGAATTCTCTCGTTAATTACAGCCGAGGGCTGCCACGATGCAAAGTTGCGCCCGTCGGCCATAATTGGCGGGAAATTGAAATTAATATTATTAGATCCGCTATAACAAGTGCCCCAAGACATTTATATACTTACAATATAAAAAACTTATTCAGCTTCAAGCAATTTAAGTAGCTCTTGTTTCTTCAACTTTGAGGCATCGTCGGCGAGCCCCTTATCAGTAACAATGCTTCTTAATTTGGGCAGAGGGAGCTTTTTGTAATCAACTGAATCTGCGTGAATTTCGTCTAAATTAATATTAATTGTCTTCAAATCACTTGCCGAAATATTCATATGAGATCCGTCTAACTGTTCGATAGATGTGCTATTTTCGGCGGCGTGACTAGTTAACATTTCAAGGACATTCTTCGGGCTGGCACGTGATCCACGACTCGATTGTGAATTTGTCTCGGTTAAATGTTCCATATCTTCATCGATTCCCCCTAAATCTTCCAAGTCGTCAATATCTTCAAAATCGTCCTCCTCGGCAGACTGTGTATTCATATTTAGAGTGAGTATTTTGATATTTGTATGATTGTTATCGTCATCGTCATCTTCATCTTCGTCTTCATCTGACTCGCACTCATCATCAGAGTCGGAATCATCAGAGTCCTCGTCCATTGATTCATCGTCTGATACAGGAATTAAATTCTCGTCGTTATTTTGAAACAGTTGCATATTTGATTCTTCTAAAGATGGCGGAGCTTGTTGCGGAAAACGGGGTACACCCACTCTATTTACAGATAAATGGTGTAATCCCATCTTTACTCCATTCATATCTTCTGCTAAAGTTGAAACTAAACTTAACATGGATGCGATTTTGTGGTTTTGTTCTCTCGATTTACTCTCAAAATAAACCACCACAAGAGCTACTACAAGTATTAATATTCCTAAAAACATGAAAAAGGTAGGATTAAATAAATCAGTCATCATTTTATTACAAAAAGACTATATAAATTAATTTGTTTACTAACGAATTGATTTATTTACAGAATATTTAACCCACTTTTATAACCTAACTTTTATTGAAGCATTGTATTTTCAAGTATCTCCTTAGGGTAATTCATTTCTGTTAAAATGTTAATACCGCCCTTTATTTCAGATATTCCTTGTGCGATTTTGTATTTATAACTAATTTTGGAGCCAATCTGCTCAGCAACCATTTTACAGTTCTGAATACTTTTTGTCTTGTCCAATTTTTTACACACTTTAACAAAATGTGTTGTAAGCAAGCTGGAAACCTTCTTGTATTTCTGTAAGTAAAGCATGAATGCGGTTGCGCTTGTTTCCGCCTCCTCAGGATTTGTTCCAGAATATAATTCATCAAATGCGCAAAAATGCGTATCAGACTTGTTAGCACCTATTGTATCTAGAATTTCTTTACATCTTCGCGCTTCGGCTTGGAATAAACTGTCGCGCCCAGATGTGTCTGGTATGTTGAGATAACAATGTATATGCTTAAATGGCGCGAGCTTTGCCGAGTCGTAAAACCCACATCCGAACTGTTGTGTGACTATAATGTTAATTAGAGTCGATTTTAAAACTGTCGTTTTCCCCGAAGCATTAGGTCCGGTTAAAATAATATTCTTCTTGAATTTAATGTCGTTTTTGATTGGGTTATCGTCTTTTAAGCACGCATAATAACTGTTTACAAATTTACCCTTTTTACTGTCAGTGGTAAATACAGCATAGTTCATTTTTCTCTCTTTAATATTAGTTTGTAACCCTTTTATACAATCAATATACCCATTGAACCCAAGTGAATACATTATTGCCGCGTCATATTCGGTATCAGTATGTAATTCATAAAAGTATTTAAATACGCGACCGATTTCTCTAAACTTGTTGATGTTGTATATACTGTATTCCGTTATCGATTTAATTTTATTTCTAATGTTTCCAAGTGTGTTCATTTTTGTTGTGAGTTCCAGATTAAATCCTTCGTGTGTAGTTAAATCCTTCGAATATAACAAGTAGTTATCCATCGAGTCTAGTGTGTTATCTAAATATATACCAATATCTCTAAAGTGGTTATGGATTATTTTCATATTATTATTGAACCTTACACACACCATAATATTTTGGTAAATTGAAAACAAATAAAAAGCAGCGGATACAAAAATATATAGCCGTTCCTGTGCGTTTATTTCCGCGAAATTTACTGTAAATAGCTTGCCAATTGCGTTGGTTTCTGCCACCACCTTTAATACATCAATATACTCGTTGACCGACAATGGCAATCCCTTCATTTTCAAAATAAAAAACGGTATTATCAGTATGATAACCGGGACTATGAGAGACATTAGCGGCGACAATAAATTATAAATGCTCATTATTTGTAAGAACATTTCAGATGTATTTAAAAATTCCAACATTTCCCAATCAACGTAATAATACTTCTCCTTAAATCCGGCTTCTAGTTTTAACTCGCTCCATATGTCAACTATGTTTTTATAATTTGGCGACAAACTTGTATATCTAGTTTGCGGTGCTACATATGTTTTAATAAGTTTTTGATTATCTTTCAGGAAATTAGTATCAGTTGTATAATATTTCGAGATTTGTTCGGTTATCTTATTCGAAACGTCATTATCATTATTAAAACAAAATGAATATATAGGATTACACGACTCGTCAACCGTATTTATTAATTCTAAATCTGTGATAATGTTCTTTTTCAGTTCGACCCGCTCATTGTTATAATAGATCGGGACCTTAAAATGTTCATTAATATTATAAACTATAGTAGAGGGTGCTTCTTTATTTTTATCGGAATCCATTATATTAAAAATTAGAAATATAATGGAGTATTTTTACGAATCAAATTGTACAAATTTTTAACGGTTGCCGGACAATAATTACAAATAACGATTAGCGAGTTGTTAAGCATGAGAGATCGGAAGGCATCTCTGAGATTTGTGTTGAGTAATGCGTTTCAATTTCCTTCATTTTAGGAAGATCGCGCCTAGTAATAAGATTGAGTCCGACACCCTTTCTACCCCATCTGCCACTTCTGCCGATTCTGTGAAGATATGTATTAACACACTTGGGAATGTCAAAGTTGATAACAATACTTACTTGCTGAATGTCGATGCCACGCGCAGTTACGTTGGATGAAATCAACACGCGCGAACGCCCAGACTTGAAATCCACAAACGCGCTGTCTCGCTCACTCTTCTCCATACCACTATGAATGCGGCAAACAGGGAATTCATCCTCCTTCATTGCTTCATACAAATCTTGGACTCGCTTGACACTGTTACTATAGATAATACACTGAGAAACAGACAAGAAGGAAAAAAGGTCCTTTAATGTCAAATATTTCTGTCTATCGTCCTCGACGGCAATATAGTATTGTGCGATACCCTCAAGTGTAAGCATTTCGCGCTTCACGCTAATTTTAATTGGGTTACGCATAATACTACCAATGATACTATTCATGCCTTCGGGCAATGTTGCGCTAACCAACACAACCTGTATATCCGTATTTAAATATTGGAAAATATTGTACACCTGTTCCTTAAATCCGGATGACAACATTTCATCGGCCTCATCAAGAATGACAAGCTTAATTTTTTTACTTGATAATCTTTCTCGTCGTAACATGTCATACACACGACCCGGGCAACCACAAATCACATGAGGTGTGTTTTTATTTGAAAAGCTACTGGTTTCTTCAACAG